GTGAGTAAATTGAAATCAAGGTCGTCGTTATGGTCCCAACCACCCTCCATCCCACAATGATGACACCTGTACTTAACCCCCGCAGTATCTATCCTGATGGAGAGAGGACGATCCTTTCGGTTTTTACCAGACCTATCACCCTGACACTCTGGACATTGTTTCTTGTGTTGTCCACTACCAAGACCAGATACCACATTACGAACTTGTTCCACTACCTGCATTGGGCATCCTCCTCTTCCTCTACTAGAGTTAATAAGGTCTTTCTAACCAAGTCTTTATTATCCAGACTACTAATAACAATCACTGAACGAGGTCGTTCTTTATCTAATCCATGTTCAATATGTTTAGATTTTATACTTCGGTCATTCTTAAATATCTTATCTTGTAGAAGATCTAGTATTAAAGATTCATCTAGATCAGGTCTTCTAGTTTTATAGTAAATCTTTATAGCTATACTCAAGTCTTCTTCAAACAGATTCTTTCTAACTGGGCACTGTAAATCAAAATCCCTAGAATACAAAAGAGCTTTTTTTGACTTAATGAATCTGGGCTTTCCGCCAATAAAAACTAAACGACGGGAGTTAGCCTTGGAGGCTGGTTCACCGAGTATACTAACTATACACGGATCGTTGTCAATACTATTGCGTTTCTTTGAACGGTTGATTATCATTCCTCTCGACGTTAGGTACCAACGACGATAACACTTGGGGGTGGAACGTGCAAGAAGAGTCCAAGAGATACAGAGTTTACGAGGGAGTGGGCATTCCGCCTCCCGTAAATCCTGGGCCACGCCGCAAGTGGGGCGACTTGCCGCTTGAGAGCGTGGCAGTAGGTGACCTTATCGAAATGCCGATGAATAAGGAGGGAGTAGATGGGTTAATTAGTTCAATTAGAAGCTACGTCTATCGTGTATCCCGCAGAACCAGCAGGAAATTTACTGTTCGCAAAACTGATTATGGAATTGGAATATGGAGGGTGAGGTGAGCGATTTTGACATTAGTGACGATAGGCCGATGCCCAGCAAGATGAGCCTTGGATCTTTGGATTATCCTTTTGATGACCTAGAGATTGGGCAATCCTTTCTGGTTGATGCAGAGACGGATGATGATAGCAATGGGCGTAGGACAATAGAAAATCGGTTACGGTCAGCGGCTTTTCGTTATGGCAAGAAGCTCAATAAGAAATTTACCTGTCGCTTTGTGAGCAATGACAGGAAGATCGGTGTCTGGAGGACGGAGTGAAGCTTACAAATCAGTACGGGGCACCGGATGTTTTCATAAAAGCCATTGAAGCTGATCCCTATGACAAGGGAGAAGCTGACTTCAGCGTGACAGGGCTACTCCAGCCCCCGCAAATCACTCGTTTGTGGAAGGAGAATGAAGATCTCCTTACCTCCGACGTTCGTGATGAGGTGTGGAAACTTCTGGGATCCGGCGTTCATGCCGTACTAGAGGGTCACGGTGACGGTACCGTGGAACAGAGATTGTTCTCTGAGCATGAGGGCGTAAGAATCTCCGGTGCCGTGGACTTGGTGAAAGATGGGCACGTCACCGACTACAAGGTTACGTCTGTTTATACCACGACCAGATCCCTCAAACCTGACTGGGAATCACAACTCAATTTGTATGCGTGGCTTCTGGAAAAAAATGGAACCGAAGTACATCGTTTAACTATCGTGGCAGTATGTCGGGATTGGACGAAGAGCAGAGCGGGTAAAAATAATTATCCAAACAGCCCGATTGTTTCGATTCCGGTTCCACTCTGGTCATCGGAGAGACGAGAAAGGTTTGTGTCCCAACGGGTAGCTATCCATACGAAGGAGGAAACTACTCCCTGTACGGATGAGGAACGTTGGATGAATGATGCTGGAACAAAGTTCGTTAGATGTGAAGGGTGGTGTTCTGTAAGTGAGTTCTGTCCACAATGGGGAGGAGATAGCCGTGGCAACAGTAATAAAAGATCCAACAGCTAAGGAAGTCTGGGACACGCTGTCCGGTATCAACGTCAATGAACATACCGAAGAGAAGGGGGGGCTAACCTATCTGAGTTGGGCTTGGGCGTGGTCGATTATGATGGACCACTATCCACAGCTTATCGTCAAATGGCATGGCATGACGGATGAAGGTGGTGTAACTAGGGATATCACAACCTACCCCGGTGGCACCGCATCTGTCTGCTGCTCCGTAACCATTGGCGATAGTGTGAAGCGAGAGATGTGGCTGCCTGTGATGGACTATAAGAATAAGGCAATCGCGAATCCTGACAGCCGTGCCATCTCTGACGCAAAACAACGTTGCCTAACAAAGTGCCTTGGGATTCTGGGATTAGGTGCATATGTATATGCTGGCGAAGATCTTCCAAGGGATACTACGTCTGTTAAGGCGGCCCCAGAGAAGACGCCGAAGCCCAAGGCTACCAAGAAAGCACCGAAGTATAAGGCTCCGAAGGAATCACCCAAGAAGGCCGCAGAGGAGGCCAAAGAAGATCTACCGTCGCTCACCTATGGAGAGGTGTCAGTAGACGAGTCGATCACAAAGCTCAAGGAAACAGTAACCGCCCTACACAAGCGAGGGTGGACACCCGCCGACGATGCTGCCAAGAAGCAGATCACGGATGCGATCAAGGGCCGTGACGGCGAAGCCCTAGTCAGGCTGAGAAGAGAAATCCTAGCCCTCGCAGAGAGCGCATTCAAACTTCACGATGCAGAAGAGGAGAAACACGATGTCTGATTACGATGACGAACCGAAGCTGGACTTTGCAGTTTTCACAAACAAGTATGCGAAGACTGATCGCCACCCTTCGGAGGTGGGCAAGATAGAGTTCACCAGAGAGTTTCTAAAAGCTATGGTGGACAGGGCCAAGACGGGCACCATGCCTGTCTTGAGGGCCGCTATGTGGAATCGCACAAGTAAAGCTGGATTGGATTATAAGTTCTTCCGGCTGGAACTAGAGCGTGTTAAGTCCATGCCCACGGAGGGGACAGCGAACGGTAACGCTTCCGAAAACAAAGAAGCCAATCATAGTTCCTCTGAGGATAAAGATGACAATGAAGGGCTCCCCTGGTAGGAAGCAATTTCTACTCAGGCTTCCACACGACCTGTTCGAAAGTGCCAAGTCGCATGCTGATAGAGAAAATCTCAGCATCACACGGTATATAAACAGGGCGATAGAAGCGTATGTAGAAGCCACAAATGAAGTAGACGAGGAAGGTGGGACGCCGCTACCCCAATCAGATGCGGGATGGTGGATGAACTGAGTAGTGGACCTGGGGGGGGTTGGCGACGAAACATACATCGCCCAACCCCCCAGGATTCTTTAACGAGAGGGGAGGAAGGTAATGGATGAGGAAACAGAATGGCTCACTCAAGCCGAAAGCTGTTCGAGCCAGCTATCCATGTTTAATTCGCATGATCAAAAAAATGAACAGGATGAATTCTTCCGGGATCTTTTTGATACCAAAGAATATTTTTCTGATCTAGATCGCTTGCGAATAATGTCTAACGAGCCGATCTCCAAGTGCCATCATTGCGGTGCCAATAGCAAGGTATACGCCTATAAGATTGGATCGTATGCACGGGTGATGGTCTGGATGGTATTTCATGGCAAGGACGGAGAGTACGTTCACATACCTACTTCGGGGGCCATCAATGGTGGTGGTGACTATGCGAAGCTTCGGTACTGGGGGCTGATTGAAAAAAGCCCGAAGAATCCAGATCCAAAGAAAAGATCGTCCGGCCTGTGGAGGCTGACAACAACGGGCAGGGACTTCGCACTTAACAAGACCACCATTAATAGCATTTGCTATTATAGCCACCCCCCTGGAGAGGTGCTGGGATTTGAGCCAGACCAAGTGAGTATTGTGGATGCCCTTGGTAAACATTTCGATTACTCAAGCCTCATGTCTGGCTATGAGTGGGAGGTCGCCCTGCTATGAGCCTGATTATTGCGGCCAAGTATGGCGGGCCATGCATTAAATGTGGCAAGAAAATCAAGGCTGGGAGGTTTGTAAACTGGGATCGTGGTCGTGGTATCTGGCACTTAGATGAAACCGATAACAAGAAACTAAGTTTCTCTATGCTTGATCCCAGCCATGTAGAAAATGGTTGTCACCCCAAAGCCGGGGGACTTCCAACCGACGCGCATCACAAGGAGGAGAAGACCGTGGATTCCGAGGAGAAGATTATGGGTTCCAACAATAATGATGAT